TATTGGTTCATGTTTAATGTCTGATAGACATTGCTTGGTGTTCCAGATCCAACTAGCACACCAAGGACACCAACACCAGGAAGCAATGCACTCACAAGGGCATACAGTCTAGAATTGTAGAATGTTCCTCCAATTGTGGCAGCAGCAAGACCATCTGCACCAGTGAAAGCATCTCCCAAGCCATTTTGCAAAGTAGTCTGTGCTGTGCTTGGAGGGTTGGTGGCAGTTGCAAGAGTTACCTGAACATTGATTGGTGTGTCAACTGCCTGAGCACAATCAACCTGGTAGATAGGATAAGGCATTGCATAACCCGTGTCAGGGACCTGAACCACAACAGCAGAGCTAAGGGCCTGCGATGAGAAGCCAGGTCCTGTGCTTATGCCTGAAGCAGCAACCTGGTAAGTCCCGATGCCTCCAGGTGTTCCTCCAAGCTGTTGGACTATCGTGTAAGGTCCACCAGCAATTGTCGAGCCAGAAGGAGAATTGATCTGCTGACCTGCTGCTATGTATCCAGAGTTTGCACCATAGGTCATGGCACTAACAGTCATGGTTGTGCTCAAAGCAGTGAGACTTGCAGTGAAGTAAGCTGCATCCGTGTAATTGCACCCAACATCTTTCTTTGAGCAGATAGCAGCAGCTATTTCTGTTGCATTACCACCAGCAACACAGATGAACACAGATGATGGCTGAACAGTTATTCCACCAATGATCTGTGTGAAAGCACTGTAGTTTTCTACAACTCTGGCATCAAGTGGAACCTGCATTGGAGTGAGATCTTGTCCTGTGTTAAGAATTGCTGCACGAATTGCTGAAGCCTGTCCAATAGAGTTCAGTGGTATACAGGCTTCACGGCGAGCTTCAAAAGCAATAGAACTTTCAACATTCTGTCCTGTGATGCCTGCTGAAGCATTGGTGACACTATCCCAGCCTGGGATGGTAATGTACACGGTATTTACTGATCCTGGTGCACAAACAATTGGACCAGCAACAACATTGGCAAATGTCAATGTTACATTTCCACCAGAACCAATTGTCCCACCAACAATACAAGAATAAATATTGCCAGCAGTGTCCTGCACCTGAGAACCAATTGGAATCACAGTCCCAACTGCACCAGAGCAAGTGCAGCTAACCTGAGTGCTGATGGCAGGCAGTCTGGTTAAATAGTAAAGATAACCAATTGCATCTTGCATTCTTCCTTGAGAATATTTTGGATCAAGCTGTGAAACATATTGTGCCATCATGCTATCCTTGCTGGCTATGATGGCAGTTAGACTTGTGGCCAGCTGACCTTGTGCAGTCGAAAGTGTTGAAGATATACCAGGATTGAGATTCAGAGATCCACCATATGCTGCCTGCATGTCTGCAACAACACCAGACAGAATAGATGCTTCATCTGGGACAACAAGACCTGTGGTTCCAAGTGTTGGAGAAGGAACATTTGTGACATACGAAATTACGAAGGTGGCCATTCTATCCCCCAAAATTTACTGTGATGGTCTGGCCTGTTGTGGTGGTAATGTCCACTGTCCCAGTCAGAGTCCTCATGGTATAGTCAAAATTGGTAATGGTGGCTATCGCAGTGACTACATTTGGAACAGTAAGGGCTGCATTCTGAATAAGGTTCTGAACTGTGCTTGAGGAATAAGATGGTCCAAACACACTATTGAAATAAGGAATGCCAGCAGTCACATCATAATAAAGTTCTCCAAGAAACAATTTGATGGCACTGGCAACATCCTGAGCAATGTCGAGTCCTCCAGAAATAATGCTCATATTTCCTGAAGCATCAAGAGCAAGATCCCATGTGTTATAGTTAAGACCTAAAGTGCTCATCCCACTGGCCCCCCAGTGTTGCTGCTACCACTCTGAACATTGGTATGGACATGAGTTTCAAGATCAACTGTTCCACCCTTAACATTGCCAGTGGCAGTTAGGCTGCCAGCAAGCGTAGCATTTCCAGAGCCTGTTGAGCCTGTCGCAGAAAGACTTCCGCCCAGAGTAACATTATCCAAAACAGTCAGATTTTCTTCCAGTGTGGTGTTGCCAACAACCTGCAAAGTCTGATCCATAACAACAGGGCAATGAAATTCGCAAGTAGTTCCAGTAACATCAATCCTTCCGGTTGACAGCACAGCAATGGAACCATCAGGATTTATTACAACATAATTCTGGGGAACTACTTGCGAATTCCATCCTCCAATGTAAATGCCATCAGCAAGATCGAATCGGCGACCGGAGCCGGGATTGGACTGGGCTCCTGTCTTCTGGGCTGCAGACTGGTCTCGGTCGCAGAAGACACACAGGCCAATATCGCCAGCATGAGGGTCACAAATCACAGCATTGATGCCACCCTGAATGCGGATGTAAGGAACATCATATATTGTGTCATGAGGCCAGGATCTACCCGAGCCATCAATAACATTCACAATCGGCATAACATCTACTGTTCCTACAGGTGATGTGTTCCCTGAAGTGTGGACTGCCACAACCTTCACCTGAGTTGCAATATTCATAAGGGCCAGAGTCCTTTGAATTGCAAATAAAGTTTCGTTTACATCTCCATTGCCAGATGTTGGCTGCTGCTGAGGGAAAATTGTTTCATCTTGTGGCATTGGCTAGCTCCCTTGTGGTGTGGCGTAGACTTCACTTTCCCAGATACCACCAGGTGTTTCACTTTCAAGATCGTGACGCAATTTATGCACCCTCCAGGTGCCGCACGCCATTGGTATTGCTGATTTAACTACAACCAGTCCACCATAAAGAATTGCTGGATTGTATAGGGTTTTGAAGCGTATACCCTTTTTATCAAATGTTGGATATGCTTTCAGCCCAGTATCAACTGAGACCAGCGGAGCAGTTCCCTTGCGCTCTTTTCCTCTGTTGGCTATATATAAAACATCATCATCTATTCCAAATTCGATGTTGGCAGCAGCAGCAATTGCAGCAGCCTGCTGGAATGGCGTTCCCCATAGATAAGGCCTGCTCAGCTGTGTGGTGACTGGATTTGAAGGATCCATCTCAAACGCAAGATTCATCTGTGATGCAAGGCCACTCATCAGGCTGGCTGCCGACACAGAACCAGGATAGCCCTTTGGTGTAACAACTGCGATAGAGTGATAATAGCCAGACAGAGCTTCCACATGGAAATAAAGATTTGGGGGAGAGCTATAAATTTCCCATGCACCAGTAATGTCACCTTGGAATGCCACCTGCATTCCATTGGAATCACCAGCCATTACTTGAATTGTATTTTTGACCACTGCCATAGGTTTGAATGACAATGTGGTTAAAGCATTCATGTCATCCTGTTTCATCCCATAGATCTTGAGTGAAACTTTATTCTTGCTTGGATGACCATTCTTTTCAATTTCACATTTAACCCTAAGACCAGACATGATTTTGGTGTTGCCACCAGAGTCAAAATTTCCGTGGCCTTTGACGATGCTTACTTGCAGGATTTTCTGACTGAAACTCACAGAACCTCCCGTGTGTAAAGTGATATTGTGCAATTCTGAGATCCAAGGGTCACACTAATCTGCTGTGATGGAACTGCTTGCAATGATATCTGCAAATCATCTGCACCCGCCTGAATATAAAGCAGAACATATCGATCAGAAAGACCATCATAAGCTGGATCATTTGCACCTTGTGTATCTATAAAAATCAGATCTCCATCGAATGCAAGATATGGATGTGAATTGATTGAAACTCCATTCAAGCACGGAACCGCATACCAGATTGGGACTCCACCGACTTCCAAATCACAATACAACATATCAGCCTCCAAATACCTTAGCTGCCTGCTGCTTGGCCAGAGCGGCAACCTGTGACGTAGTCATGTTCTGAAGGCTTGGTGTTGGTGTAGCTGTCTGAGCCTTTCCGCTGCTTACCTTGCTTGAAGATGAAGACTTCAAAGCCTTTTTGCTGGTGATGGGAACACTGGTTGCATACTGAGTCCCAACCTGCCTAACTTCTTTGAGATCAATAAGCACCTCAAGCAGATTCCTGCCTTCTTTTTCTGTTCTTTTATAAGATCCAATAACAACAGTGCAATTCTGATAAATGTATTCTGGCGTCCATATATCATAAAGATTTACGGATGCCACAGCAGCACGCAAAGCTGTTAAAGCAACTGCAATTTTTTTCATTCCTGCGACACCAAGCCTAATTTTTGCATCCAATGGCTCTTTGACTTTGTTGTATGTGGTAAATGATCCATCCTCAACAGGGAATTCGCTAACTTTCGAGGGATCTTTGAAATCAGCACTGAGGCAGGTATCAACATCAAACAGCTTATTGCCGCTTGCATCATAAATTCCCCAGATGTTTGCGAATGCAGGAGGAGCAATATTTGGTGCTGGCAATGATGCTGGGTGCAGGAATGGAACAGCCGGAGCATTGGGCAGGTGCAGGTCTGGTAGCTGAAAATTCAGACTAGGTGTGTTTGATACAGGAAGACTTGGCAGGGCAAATCCATCAGGCATCAGATCCCCCCATCAACTTGATCGGCCATACCTGTGTTACGGATTGTTCTGGCTGTAGTATCCGCAATGCTCTGAGCATCTGCTCCAGGAGCAGCATAGACATTTACCTGACCAACACTAACTTCCCTTTTTGAATTGTCAGTTGTGCTTGGACCAGATGGCTGAGCTGCTGGAGCTGCCATCGCAGCGTGTGGGGTAGCACCCATGAATGAGAACTGCCTGTTGAAGGCTGCTGCCTCTTTGCTAGTGGGATCCAGGAGCTGGTTCTGTGTGGCAGTGGCTGCCACAGGTTTGGCTGCAGGAACTTCAGGTGGCAGACCTCCAATGGCAGCAAGATGATTTGCTGCCACTTGCTTGTGGACTGGCATATCAAGAACTGGAGATTTTACTGTGGATTGAATGCTTCCTGCTCTGGTGGTGTGTGCAGAAGAGCCATAAACCCCTGCTGCAGGAGAAGAAGAACTGGGAGTGCCTGCCAATGTATTTGCTGGCTCCATAGACATCACCCTTGATGATCTACCACCAGGCTGGGTGCTTTCCTTTCCGCCAATTGTGCTTATTGAACTAGGGCTGAGCATTTTGATGAATGACACAGCAGCATTCAACCAAGAGAATTTTGAAATGACCCAGTTGAAGAAAGCCTCTGCTGGTGCCTTCATGTTATTCCATAATGCAGATGCAGCAGCTTCAATTGAATAGAATGCAAACACAGCACCAAATACCAGAGAATTCCAAAGCATCTTGAACATCTGATTGACATCTGCTGTCAATTTTTCCCAGGCTTTTGAAATGTGTTCACCATTCATTGTGAACAGAGAAACCACCAGCTCCAGAACATCCGCAACAATCCTTCCAATGTTCTCGATATTCTCCCAGAGAGCCTTCAAGACAATCAGTGTTGTAGAGCCAATGCGCTCCCACACAATCTCAAACCACATTCCAACACCTTGGATCCAGGTCACAAGATCATGAAGCCAGCTGTCATTCTGCTGCCACAACATGTAAAGGCCAGATGCAATCATCCCAACACCAAGAGCAACTCCAGAAAGAGCAGCTGTTATGCCCAGCATCGGTATCATAGCTGCTCCAGCTGCTGCTCCAAGAACAGAGATGGCTCCAGCAATTCCTATGAATGCAGTCTTGATAATCTGAGGATGGTCCTTTGCCCACATGGCAAATTCAAGGAGCTTATCTGTAACAAACTTGATTGCTGGTGCCAGCATATCCACAATGATCCTACCAAGTGCACCTTGTACAATTCCAAGTGTTTTCTGGGCCCGCTCCAGCCTCTCCATGGCCTCGGCCTCTTCCTTGGTGGGAGTGCCAATCTCTTCCATTGTGTGCAAAAGGTCCTTGAGGCTGTCATCTGAGTCATGCAGCATTCTGGCAAAGTTCTCATCAAGACCCATGCGCCTGCCAAGCTCACGACCTTCCATGAGAGTAAGCTTTTTGAAACGATCTTGGACCTGATCAAGAACTTCCAGGATATCAGACTTTTTGCCCATTTCAAGATTGATACCAGCAGCCTTGAAAGCTTTCAATGCACGTTCTGCGCGAGGTAGGTGATTCTCAATGTCAATCAGGAACCCACCCATTGTCTTCATGCTCTGGTTGAATCCCTCAGCACTTCCACCATTCACAACCAGCGCACCTTGCCACTGACCTAGTTTTTCAACACTCATGCCAATCATTTCAGATAAGCGTAGAGTGGCAACTTCGTTTTCTTGAGTGCTATTAAAAAATTCCTTTAACTCATGACCACCAGCAAGAAGAGCAAATAACTGCCCAACTTTCTCTATCAGTCCTTGATAGGACTCTTTCATCTTCCCAACATTCTCCTCAGTGTTCTTGCGCAGCTCATCTTGATCTCGTTTAGACTGATCAACACCAGTGTGAAACTCCTTGGTATCAAGACCAAGTGTGACCAGAAAAGCATCTATCACAGTTCCACTCATCACAACCTCAATCTTGGTTCATCACATTGGTATTGTGCATGTTAACCATGGCAACTTCAAGGAGGTTATACATATCTTCAACACCATAAATCTCTTGGAGTTCAGCAAGAGTTGCTAGATTCTTACTTATTATTATGCCAATGCTTGCTGGAACATTGGCATAATTTATAAGTTTGTCCTTGTGTTTGCCGCCAAAGTCACTTATTTTTACGACTTGGCGGCGAACAAAAAACCAAAGTGAAGCTCAATCCACTCTTTGCGAAGCTGAAATCTGGTGGTGATATCCTCAATGTCATCATCAGTTATCGGACGATGCTTGAGCAGAGGATTGGGGCTGATGGAATCCATCACAAACCGGAAACTTGGGACCATGTCATCAAGCAGTGGCTCGGCAAGTTCCCAAGAAATGCCAGCAAAGGCTTTGACTCCAATTGCAGCCAGACCCATCATTCCCTGCTGAACAACTTCATCCGGGATCTCGATGCCTGATTTGAGCAGGGCAAGAAGAGCCCGAGCAGCCCACTTCTCTCCTTTCGCAGAAGACATTTCAATGATCAGAAAAGTCTTGCCTGCATCGCGACCTTCAGTGATGGCGACTTCCTTTTCATTGCGCATACTACACTCCAGCAGGGGTCAGGGATTCAAAGGTGATTTCAAACTCGCGTTCCTGCAGAATCTTCTTGGCAGGAGCCATAGGCATGTAGCCAGTCAGTGCTCCATTGATGCCAATATATTCCTGTCCAATGCTAGGAAGCTTGATGACTGCACTTGCAGTGTAGGCATCAAGGGTCGTCTTCTGTGCAAGATACCAGAGATCAAAAAGCTGGTTGCTTGGGCTGTCAGCTGCGAGCTTGATCTTGATGATGGTTGGGTGAGAAGCATAACCAACACTCTGGTGTCCGTCAACACCCATCTTGACTTCACTGGGCTTCACATTCTCCGTTGCGAATGCATCATCAGCGCCAAAATATCTCAGGTTCTGTGGAGCAGGAAAGAGGCTGGTAATTGCCAGGGTGAAAGACGCATTGGCGTCAGAGATCGTGTAAGCCATTTGAGTTTCTCCTCAAGAGCTTGGTGGTTTAGGGGATGAAGACAGAAGCCAAATTGATCTGCTGGACGCTGCCGCCATACATATACCACAGGCTGCATGGAGGAGTGGTGCGATTCTGTCTGGCTGTTGCAGTGGCAGGAAGGACTTGCAGATACCAGCCACGAGTCGCCAAGATGCCATCAATGGCCAGACTTGCAGCAGCATTAACTTCCGCAATCTGCAAAGCAGAAAGTGGCACATTCGGAGTGATGGAACCAAAGTTGACGGCAGCATTGATTGTATCCATGCAAGCAGCCTTGATCAGACCATAACCCTTGTTGGTGTATGGGATGGACTTGGTGTTCACAAGGAGTTCGACCATCGCAAGCTGCAAAGCAGAATTCAGCTGGATGGCATTCACGTATGCATCAATCCAGTTGTAAGGACCTGTTATCTGCCCATTGTAAAAGAAATTAAAATTGTTGGCCGCAGTGGCCCACGCTCCATAGAAGTTGTAGCCGTTGGCGATTGCATTTGCTGCCGCAGTTCCATTGGTGATGGTCGCGCTCAGACCAGTCCCACTCTTGAACGCAAGGGTGGCTGCGCCATCCTGT